CTATTTATACCGATACGGACGGATATAAAAAAGTTAATCGAAATAAATCGGGAAAGGTGGATGGGATTGTCTCTAAATTAATGAGCATGGGGCAATACTTGATTTGGTTAGGTGATAATGATTCAAGCGACATCTACAAAGACGAAGGAATCTTTTTTGTATAACTTCATTATCAATAATGCAGATACCCGAAGGTTACATATTGGTCCCAGTTTGGGCAATCAAGATGCTTGAATATGAGGGGTATCAAGAACGGTATTTTTATAACCTTCAAGATTCCACTCAATTAGAAGCATACTATAAAACTGAGGAAGATTTTAGAAAATATTTCCACACACACCGATACAAAACCTTCAAGTCGTTTAGGGAAATGACTTATAGGCATCTTCGTAAAAAATCAAAGAATGTTAAAAAAACTACTACAAATAATTAAACTTTTCTTATTTCCAAATAAAATTAGTCCAAGTAAAACTATAACGGAAATAGAAAAGGAAATGCCCAAGGTCGATTTATCCAAATATAAAGGAGGAAAAGACAAAGTATTAATGCACCCCAACGAAGTATCAAAAATGATTAGAGATACTATTGCACAAACAGTACTTAAAAGTAACTCTAAATATCTTTGGTTACTCGATAATGGTCATGGAAGCCTAACAAAAGGTAAAAGAAGTCCTGTTTTAGCCAATGGTGAACGATTTTTCGAGTATGCCTATAACAGAAAAATAGTAAGAGGTATTTGTATAGAATTGGATAAATTAGGAATAGACTATATTAATGTTGTTCCCGAAGATGATTGTGACGATATTTTGGCAGAAAGGGTGAAAAGAGCCAATTCTATACAATCCGATAAGCCTAAAATATTCGTATCTGTTCATTTTAATGCAGCGTCAGGCAATAGTAAAGGTTGGACTAAAGCAAAAGGTATTGAAACATGGCATTTCCATAATTCAAAAGTATCAGAATCTATTGCCGAAGTTTTTCAACGGCATTTAATAAGAAAGACTGAATTAGTAAATCGTGGCACTAAATCTAAACCTAATAAACAGTTTTATGTACTCCGAAATACAGAAATGCCAGCCGTTTTAACAGAAAATGGATTTTTTAACAATAGAGCCGAAGTAGTTAAGTTGATGCAACCCGAAATGATTGAAAATATTATAGTCGCTCATGTTGCTGCAATTGTAGAATTAGAAACGAAAAATTCAAATAGTTGTGATAAAGCTTGTTCCCCTTCTGATTTTTACAAAGGTGGAAAATGTGATAAGAACGGTTGTTATTACTAAAGATATTTTTTAACCCGTTTTAGATTAATTCACCCTTAGCATAACGCAATGCTAAGGGGTTTTTATTTTCACCTTGCCATTCTAACAAAAAAGAAAGAAATTGCCTTAAATCACACCTTACAACCCCACAAATAGAAAAATCTCACCACTTTCCTATCATTATCAAACTCAGTTAGGTTTCACTAATATAAATGTGGCGTTTATTTGCCAACATGAAAGTATTTGGTCGAAATATTAACCTTAATAAATTTACTCGATTATTCTTTGTCGAAGAATCGGAGCAAAGAGGGTTGAATCATACTTCGACACTTTCCAACCCTGCAAATTGGTTTACAAGTCTCTTTGGTGGTCGAACTTCAAGCGGTGTGACAATGACAGAGGACAAAGCGTTGAGTTTATCGGCTCTTTGGTCGGCTGTTAGGATTAAAGCAGATATGGTTGCTTCATTACCATTTCAGTTATACGCAATTGATGATAATGATAACCGAACCTTAGCCAGACAGCACGAAGTCAACCGATTAATTTCAAAGCGACCTCATAAGCATTTGACGAGTTACCAATTTCGTCACACTATGCAAATTCTACTAGAATTAAGAGGTAATGCCTTTGCTCATATTATACGAAACCCTGTCTCACAGCGTCCAACCGAATTGCGAATCATCAAACCGTCAGCAGTTACCATTGAAGAAATGCGTAATGGTGATATATACTATAAATGGTTTGATAATTTGTCAGGTCAACAAATGAGAGTACCGTATTTGGACATGATTCACTTAAGGAATTTTTCTTGTGATGGATTACAAGGTCTTTCTCCCATCAATATGGGAAGAGAAAATTTAGCCTTGGCGGTAGCGGCTCAGGAATACGAAGCGGCATTCTTTGGTAATGGTGCGCACATTTCGGGTTTTCTTTCTTATCCGGGTAAGCTTGGTGATGACCAAAAGAAAAATATAGCTAAAAGTTGGAGAAAAAGGTTTGGAGGTTTCCGTAAAGCTGGTGGCACACCTGTTTTGGAAGGAGCAATGGATTACAAACGTATTGGTTTGACTCCACAGGAATCAATGTTGTCTGAATCACGAAAGTTAAGTGTCGAAGATATTAGCCGTTGGTTCAATGTGCCATTATATATGCTTTCTGCATTGGATAGAATGAGTTTTAACAATATTGAGCAAATCGCAAGGGATTTTATTAATAAATCACTTCGACCTGTTGCAAGAAATTGGCAAGAGGAATTCGATATGAAGCTTTTAAGAAACGATGAATTAATGACCCATGAAACGGGCTTTGATTTCACCGAATTATTGAAAGGAGATAGTGAGAAGATGGGCGAATTCATCCGAACATTAACGGCTAATGGAGTAATAAGCATTGACGAAGGCCGTCGAATGATTGGGAAAAATACGCTTAATACTGATTGGAGTCAACAACATTGGATGCAATTGAATACAGCCCCAACCGACGAAGAAAGTAGGGTGAAGTACATTAAGAATAACAAAACGAATTCAAAAGAAACTAAGTCGGCAAAAAGGCCAATATCATTTAGTAATAAATCTGAGGTTGACCCTCAATTAAATCAAGTATAATGTCCAAGCCTAAAATTGAAACAGGAAGAATTGAACGTCGAACTACTTCACACAAGGTAGAAGTAAGAATGGAGGGCAAGGGTGAAGAAAGTCGAAAAGTAATAGGATATGCTGCTAAATTCGATGAAGAAAGCGAGTTGCTAGGTTGGGATTGGGTCGAAACTATCGAAAAAGGTGCTTTTGATGATGTATTAGGGGATGATGTAAGAGCCTTATTCAACCATGATAATAATTTGATTTTAGCCAGAAGTGCCGCTGGTACATTGACTTTATCAGTTGATGACATAGGCTTGAAATACGAGTATGAAACGCCTGACGTAACCTATGCTAATGATTTATTGGTAAATATTCGATTGGGAAACATTAATCAATCAAGCTTTGGATTTACAGTTGAGGAAGCAGAATGGGTTAAAATTGAAACTGATGATAATTTCACGAAATGGGTTAGGCATATTAAGAAAGTAAAAAGGCTTTTCGACGTTAGCCCCGTCACCTTTCCTGCCTACTCGACTACAGAGGTGTCAGTTAGAAGTTTCACAGATTTCAAAGATAAAAATTCAGTCAGTCCACCAACTGACAATCAAGATAAAAAGACAGCTAGAGAGCGACAATTGTATCTCTTAGAACGGTCTTTATTATAGCGAATTGTCGCTACTCATTATTAACCTAAAATAAGTTACAATGTCTTTAGTAAAAGCAAAAGAAGCTCGTGAAAAAAGAGCAAAAGCAATTGAAGAAATGCGTACACTTCATACTGATAACCCAGGTGATAAATGGACAGATGAAGTTGAACAAAAGTATCAGAAGATATTATCTGACGAAAAACGTTATTTATCAGAAGCTGAACGGTACGAAAAGATGGCTAAATTCGATGCTGATGAACAAGAGAAGAGAGAAATTGATTTGAGTCAAGAAAATGGGGATAAAAAAGAAAAGCAGACTCAGGAAAAACGGTCAAAGAAGTACCAAGAAACGAAAGTTGGGCGAAAAGAATTATCTACCGAGGATAGAGCCACTTTAAAATTAGGGGAAAGTCGAAATAATACCATTACAGGTGATAAAACTCAGGGTGGTTATTTAGTACCAGAAGGTTTTTCTAATGAATTGGAAAAAATTATGAAATGGTATGGTGGAATGATGGAAGTTGCCCACGTAATGAATACCGCAACGGGTAATGATATACCTTGGCCTATCTTAGATGATACGGCAAATGTTGCAATTATCATTGGTGAAACGGTTACTGATACCAATAATCCACTTGCTTTCTCCAATAAGGTATTAAAGTCTTATACCTATACTTCTCAAATGTTGCCTGTTTCAATGGAGTTAGTCCAAGATTCATACTTTGGTGTTCAGAATATCATTGCAGAAGCAGCGGGTGCAAGAATGGGGCGTGGTACTAATGCGCACTTTACAACAGGTGACGGCATTACTCAGCCAGAAGGAGTTGCAACAGCATCAAGCTTGGGTCTTAATGCCGCAAGTGCAAGCGCAATTACTAGATCGGAATTAGTTGATTTGGTTCACAAATTAGACAGAGCCTACCGAAATAGCCCTAATTGTCGTTTCATGTTCCATGATACTACATTATCAGCTATTAAAAAGCTTTCTTTTGGCTCGGCTGACGATAGACCATTATGGCAACCGTCCATTCGAGTAGGTGAACCTGACCGATTAGAAGGTTTTGGATATACTGTAAATAATGATATGCAAGAAATTGGAGCGGCTGCAAAATCAATTTTATTTGGTGATTTCAGTAAGTATAAAATCCGTCAGGTTAGACGACCTGAGTTAGTGGTTTCTACTGAAAAGTTGATTGACCAAAGAATGACAGTTTTTTATGTGTTCGCTCGATATGATGGCAAATTGATTAACACCAATGCCGTTAAGCACTTAATCCACTAAAACTTACCGTATTAATTTATGGTTTTCTCATAGTTTTTATAAGAAGGGAGTTTTACCCCTCCCTTCTTAATTAATCCTTTAAGATGGTACAAATTAGATTACTTAGAAGTGTTGCAGGAAGGTTTGATGATAAACCATTCGCTTATGCAAAAGGGGCAAATGTTGAAATTCCAAAGGCTTTAGCTGATGATTTATGTAAATCACATAATGCTGAATTAATAAAAGCTGCAAAACCTTCTAAGAAACGTAAAACAGCCGTTTCTAAAGCTAATTCACAAAAAGAGACTAGATAATGGTTTGGAAGATAAAAGACGGTCAAACAATTATTGAGCCTGTTTCGCTTGACGAGTTAAAAACTCACTTAAGAGTTGATAATGAGTTAGAGGATTTATTAATCCCTTCATTAGGGGTGACGGCTCGACAGTACATTGAAAAATTGACTGACCAAATTCTAATAGAGCAATCAGTATTGGTTTATTTCGATAAATTTCCATTATTAACCGATTGTTTGGAACTTCCAATTTATCCTATCAAGTCGATTACCCATATTAAATATTTGGCAGAAGCTGAAACGGTTTTGACGAATCTAACAACATGGGAAGTTGAAAAATACAGAGCCGATTTAATAAGCCGAAAGGCAAGAATCGCTCCTATTAGTACCGAATCTTTCCCGACTGCTTTATCAGAAATAAATGCAGTCGAAATTGAGTTGGTGGCTGGGTTTGGGGATGCAACCAAAGTGCCTGACATTTTCAAGACAGCTATTAAACTAATTGTTGGTGAAATGTACGAGCATAGGCAAAACAGAGTCCACAAATTACCGACTACCGTAATGAATTTACTAAAAAGAGAAATGGATTTCACATTTGCATGATTAAAATAAAATCACATAGCGACCAAGAGCGAATTGGGAAACTAGACCGTCGAATAATAATTCAAGGGTACACCGTTATTCAAGATGATTATGGAGGGGAAATAGTAACTTTTGCCGATTTAGCAGAAGTTTGGGCGAATGTGGATTTTAAGCATAATACAAGTGACGAAGCCGAAGAAAGCAGCCGATTAACTGCCACAACTGATACCCTTTTTACCGTCCGATATGATGAACGTTTCTTCGATAAGAAAAATAGAATTATTTGGAAAACTAAGGAATACAATATTAAATCAATTGTCGAATTGGGTCGAAAGGAATACATTTTAATGACTTGTGAATTAAAAGAATAATGCCAATTTATTCCTTAACAAATCAGACTAATCGAGAGGTAAGACAGGCCATTCAAACCCTAAAGAAATTACCAAAGGAATTTAAAGGAAAAAAACTAAAAAGAGTTTATCGGAAAGCCGCTAAACCATTAGTACACCAAGCGAAAAGAAATGTTAGTGACGCTCAACGGCCAGTTAAACGATATGATAAGAATGGCAACCATGTAGCAACTTATTATCCGGGTAACTTAAGGCGGTCGATTGGTATCCTAAGACTCCGATTGAAACGAGCCATTTATGTAGGTCCCAGAGTCAGCAGAAGCGGAACAAAAGGAGAATTTAAAGGCGGTAGGTACGACCCTTGGTATGCTCATATAGTTGAGCATGGAAGTGTTAGACAAAGAGGGCAACACTTTATGAAACGAGCATATATAGCCACAAAAGAAACGGTAGTACGGAGAATCGTCGATGGAACAAAAACAATTATTCGAGATTGGTCAAACCGAAATAGTGTAAGATGATAGGAAAAGTAATTCATAGTTTATTGAAAGATGATACAACGGTAAGCGGATTGGTAGGAATAAAAATTCACCCTTTGATTGTACCTCAAAACGCTGCTTTTCCTGCTATTACTTACGAAATTATATCAACTGAGTATTTAGAGGTCAAAGGGCTGCAAAAAGTCGCTGATAAGGTAAATATTCAAGTCAATATTTTTTCAAAGGTTTATGGAGCTTCCATTGCTCAAGCTGTTAAAGCGGTATTAGATTATAAACACCGATTCCAAAGCGAGGGATTAGATATTGACTATATAGTACCTACAGGTGAACATGACGGAGTTTTCGACCAACAATTACAGATTTATCATAGGGTATTGACTTATGAAGTTTCTATCCATCAACCTTATACATTATGAATTTTAGAGTACTAAAGAACGGTAAGCATCCAGTTACAAAAAAGCCTATCAAGAAAGGAACTATTATCGACGTATGGCATGAAACAGGCTTGTCATTATGCGAAGGAAAAGACCCTTTATTGGCTAGGACTGTAAAGGTGGATTCCAATACTGCTTTAGCTATGAAATTGGAAACTGATAAAGAAATCGGTAAATAAAAACCCTATAATCATGGATAAGTCAACCATTTTAGCAGCTATCAAAGAAGGTAAGGAGGAATTAGCTGACCACGTAAAAAGCCTTCAGGAAAAAGGACAACAAATTGGTGAGAATCGTAAATCAATGAAAGCCAAAGCGGTAGAAATTGAAGAATCGACCCAAGATTTAAAAAAATTGGAATTCATTGGAGGTCAACTAAAAGACGAGCTCCACGAATTAAAATTGAGAGAATCAAGAGTAAAAGCAACTATTGACGCTTTTAAATTAATGTTGCCTGACGCTCAATAGTACAGAATTAAATTATTAACCTAAAAAAATATTGCTATGTCCAAAGTAGCTGGAAAATTACTAAAAATATATACGGGGAGTTCACCAAGCGCAATTGATTGTTTGACGGATGCTTCGATTGATATGTCCTCAGAGACAATCGACGTAAGTTGTAAAGATAATTCAACTGGTTGGGGTGGCTTTTTGTCGGGTATAAAAACGGGGTCAATCTCAGGAACGGCCTATTTAATTGATAATGGCTCTAATTCATTCAATGAATTGTTTACCACTTTTAATGACGGGTTAGAAATTGATTGGAAATTTTCGACGGAAACAGCAGGAACAAGTTTTTTAGGTGGAAAAGCCTACATAACTTCATTGAGTCAGCAAGGAGGGGTTAATGATGCCGTTCAGTTTTCTTTTACGCTGTCAATTAGTTCTCCTGTTACTTCGACTCCAATAGCTTAACTACAATCGGTCGGAATATACTATAAATCATTAGTGTTCGCTCTTTCGATGTATGTTGCATGGGAGCGAACTTTTTCAAACTATCAAAAATGACTACACAAATTAAAGCGGGAGGTAAAGAGCGTCCTTTTAGAATTTCCTTTAAAGGTCTTAGGAGATTCACCAAAGCGACAAAATTGAGCCTTGCCAAATTAGAGGAAGCGTTGAGTAACTTCGATTTTTTGTTAATTCTCATTCAAATTGGATTTGAAGAAGGTTACAAAAAAGAGGAAAAGAAAATTGATTTCACCAAAAATGATGTTGAAAATTGGCTTGACGATGATATGTCCTTAATTACTAAATGTAGTGAAGCGATAAGCGAATCATTAGGAGGGAATGAGGATGATAAAAAAGAGGTAACAAAAAAAAATCTACCGAAAAAAGAAAAGATATAACATTTAATAGCCTTTTAGTGATTGCCTATGAAATAGGTATCACAGAGGGGTACTTTTGGGACATTACACCCTATTTCTTTTCTTTATTAACCGCCAACCATAAGGAACGGCAAGAACAAGCATTTAAAACAAGTTGGGAACAAATCAGATGGCAAACAGCCGCTTTACTATCACCATATAGTAGTAAGAAAATGCGTCCTACTGATTTAGTTCTATTTCCTTGGGAAAATGTAATCGAAGATAAAGTCGAATTTGAATTACCTGAAAACTTTGAAAAGTTAAGGGCTGCAATGGATAATGCTGCCACTAAAGAAGGTCTATTAAAATAAGCTAATGTCAACAGTAGGTAATATAAAAATACGTATTGGCGGTGATATTACAAGACTTGAAAAGTCTTTGAATAGAGCACAATTTAAGCTAGAACGAACAGGCCGTCGTATGGCTGAAATGGGTAGTCGATTAAGTACGGCTATTACATTACCTATTATTGGAGTTGGCGTTGCTTCTTTAAAAACGGCAGGGGATTTTGAAGCCTTAGAAAAAGGTATGGAATCCATGATGGGAAGCGCAGAAGCTGCCAAAGCGGAAATTGCTAGATTAAGAAAAGAAGCTCTTAAACCTGGGCTTAATTATGAACAGGCTTTAAAAGGTTCGGTAAGATTACAGGCAGTAAAAATTGATGCTGAATTAGCTCGTCGAGCTTTAGCGGGTTTTGGTAATGCTTTGGCATTGGTCGGAGGTACGGGGGAACAATTGGAAGGGGTGACATTGGCTCTCAGTCAAATTGCCGCCAAAGGAAAAATTAGTGCTGAGGAAATCAACCAAATTGCTGAACGTGTACCACAAATTAGACAAATCCTAAAAGATGGATTTGGAACGGCTGATACAGAAGAATTACAAAAATTAGGAATTGGTTTTGAAGAATTTATATCAAAGGCCATAGTAGAATTAGAGAAATTACCACAGGCCCAAAGTGGGATTAAAAATTCTATTGAAAATACAAAACTCGCCTTACAAGAAGCTGGTGCCATAATCGGTAAAAAAGTATTTCCAATATTTGAAAAAGTCGCCAATGTTGTTTTAAAAGTGGTGGATACATTTTCACGACTTCCTGACGGTATGCAAGATAATATCATCAAATTTGGTCTTTTAGCGGCTGCAATTGGTCCAGTACTATCATTGATGGGTTCACTTAAAATTGCAGCAGGATTTTTGGTTGGCTCTTTTAGTAGTGCATTAGGCATTATAAAAGCCTTATTCTTGACTTTATTCTCTCCAATAAG